TGAGCTCGAAATGCGATTGCATATTCCTATCATAACTAATAAAGGTTGCATAATGGTGATTGAAGATACGGCGTTTCATATGCCGGCAAATGGTAATGGTTATATTACGGACAATAGACAATACCATAATTTTTTTAATGGTAGTGAAATTGACAGAGTGCATTTAGTTGCCACGGTTTTAGATAGACAATTGGGACAATTAACTATTGCTAATAAAGATGATTGGGAAGACCAAGTCGCATATGATATAGCAACAAGTCCGGCGGCATATGGATATTGATATAGAAAATTATTGTGTATGTAAACAAAAACATATGAATGAAGGAACACTTGAAGCGGTGGAAGAAGCTAAAAGGGAAGCGGATAAGTTAATGGTGAATAAGATTGCTAAATACGAAAGACGCATAAGACGATTAAAAAGTAGAATACACGAATTGGAATAAAGTGGACTTGCCAAAATGCAGGTAACCTGATATAGTAAAAAAATGACGGAAAGAACAAAAGAAGAAATAATAAAAGATATAAAATCAGTTTTGGAAGATAAAGTAAAACCTGCTGTAGCACAACATGGTGGTACAATTAATTTTTTATCTTTTGAAGATGGTGTAGCAACATTAGAAATGGCAGGCAGCTGTTCTGGTTGTGCAATGTCTAAAGCAACCTTACAAGAAGGTGTTGAAAGAATGATGAAACATTATGTGCCAGAGGTTAATAGTATTGTTGGTGAAGATGATGAATCGGCGGCTGAACAAGGTTATACGCCATATTATCCTAATTCACAAAAGGTAGATTTCACATGATTCAAATATTAGAAGGCGCAAAGAACCATATAAAAGAATTAACAGTACAACATAACAAAAAATATGTTAGGCTATCCGTAAAGGGTGGTGGTTGTGCTGGGTTTGGTTATGATTGGACTTTTGAAGATAGTCCAAGTGATACAGATTTGGTAATTGATGATATGTTATTGGTGGACCAAATGTATGAAATGTATATTATGGGTATGGAATTAAATTATAAGAAAGATATATTTGGGGCAAACTTCGTGTTTAATAACCCTAAAGCAAAATCTTCGTGTGGTTGTGGAACCTCTTTTAGTATATAGATGGCCTGCTCGGGAGGACTCGAACCTCCAACCTACAGATTAGAAGTCTGTTGCTCTATCCATTGAGCTACGAGCAGTCTTCTAATATCAGATTATTTTAAATATAAAGGACCTGTCCATTGAATTGGATAGTTACCTTTTAGAACATTACCTCTAGGTGAGTTCATAGCAGGTGCTCTCCAACTTGCAGGTTTAAGAAGGTCGCCAACTTTAAAATGTTTGACTTCCTTTTTTACAACGAAAGCTTTTACAGAACCGTCATTTGTAATCTTTATGAATTTTTGACCATTCATAATTTTAAAACCATTTTTGTATTCATTATACATATTGTTTCTAACTTCATCATTATCATTATGTTGATTAAAACCACCATAGTCTTTGACCATAGCTGCTATCATATTTGATATACCTTCTTCAAGGGTTTTAGCTGGTTGATTCACATATTCCATATTGTTTTCCTTATCTGTAATAAATTGAAAATGTATCGGCGCCGTACATATGGCAAAACGATTGAGGTCTTTGATATCCAGGTTTTGAAACGCCTCTATATCTATATCTCAATTTCTTTGCTCTACGAGAAGCAGATACTTCTTTGAAATAACTTAAATATTTGATTGGTATGTTAGCCGCTATACAACTACCTTGATATTTTGGATTTTGTTTCAAAATAAGGTACTTGACTAATAGTGGATTTACAACCCTTTCAAATACTTTTCTACGCCTGTCTTTAGGAAGTGATTTATTATATTTCATTATTCACTCTCCTTTGCAGTTTTGATTGCTATGATTGCTGAAATTATTGTAATTCCAAGCATTACAAAGGCCATTGGCCAGTTATCATTGCCTAAACAATGACCACCACAATCTTCAATAAAACCTACTGCCATAATAGCAGAGATTATTGCTGTCATACTAAATATTGTATTCATAGTGTTTCCTTTCATATTATGTGTCCATTATACAGGAGTTGGAGTCAGAGTCAAGCACTTTTTTCAAAAAAATGCATAAAAAAACCCTTATTTTTCGACATTTTACGATTTTTTTTTGTTCTTTTTTTGTTCTTATTTCTAAATTCTTGCTCCAGAAGCGTTGGAAATTGCAAATTTTCGCCGGATTACGAAAATATTGGCGAATCGGTTACGAAAAATCAAGACAATTTATCAAAAACGGAATGGAAGTCAGCATTAATGAGCTGTAATTTTTAGATAAATAGTAAAAAAGGTAAAATTATGTCTGTATGTCAATGTGGAAGGTCGCCAACACAAATTTGTATAGGTTGGCATGCTTTAACAAAAGAAGAATACGAAAAAAAGAAAAAAGAATATGATGAATTACCAGAGGAAGAGAAAAAAGTTGCTTTTCATTATAGAGCAATAGATGGAATAGGAGAATAATGTCATATTGTAATAATTGTGGTCGTAAAAGTCATTGTGGGGAACCTGTTTATGAAAATGCTGAAGATGGATTAACAGGAGAACCATATGAATGGGAAGTTTGTAAGCATTGTAGATGTGATAAATGTACGAAAGAGAAAAAATGAGTCAAATAGATACTTTAGTTGAACAATTAGGTAAATTAACGGTTTTAGAAGCTGGTGAATTAGCTAAAAAATTAGAAAAAGCGTGGAATTTAGATTATGAGAAAATTCTACAAGGCACAAAACCTCAAGTTGTTGAGGAAGTAAAAGAAGATACACTTTTAAAAGTGATTTTAACAGGTTATGGCGAAAATAAAATAGCAGTTATTAAAGAAGTAAGAAAATTTAAAGATATGGGTCTTTTAGAAGCTAAGAATTTTGTTGAATCTGTTCCACAAGAGTTAAAAGATGATATTGAAAAAGAAGAAGCAGAAAAAATTAAGGCTGAAATTGAAGCCGTTGGCGGAAAGGTAGAAATCAAATGAACGAACACATAAAAAACGCAAAAGACTGGTTAGTAAATACAAAAGTACCAGTATATGTTCTTATACTATTAGTTGTTATCTGGATATTGGTATAGTATAATGCCAAAGGTGAGTAGAAAGGGAGATACCACTACAACTGGTCACGCTTGTGTAGGTACAACAACTTTAGATACACCTGGTCAAGGTACTGTTTTTGCAAATAATATTTTAATTGCAAGAATTACTGACCCAACGGTATCACACCCATTCCCACCTAATCCCCCTTGTGCTCCACATGTGGCCAATGTTAATGTTGGTTCTCCAAATGTGTATGTTGTAGGTAAGAAGATTGCTAGACTAGATGATAGTACAGACGCAGGAGCTTTAATTGAAGGTTCATCAACTGTTTTTGCAAATGGCTAGTAAAGTCGTATAAATATTACCGTTATGGCAATTTACGACTCACAAACTCAAAATACAAGTACAAGAAACTCCAGAAGATTTAGGGATATTGACCTAGATTTTACTAGAAATACTGTTACAAATGATATAAATGTGGTTGAAGATGTTATTGCTATTAAAAGAGCAGTTAAGAATTTAATACAAACTAATTTTTATGAACGACCTTTTAGACCAGAATTGGGTTGTGGCGTAAGAGAATTATTATTTGAAAACTTTACACCTATGACTAAAATATTCTTACAAAGAAAGATAGAAGAAGTTTTAGAAAATTATGAGCCAAGAGTTGAATTACAAAATGTTGCTGTTGATGATGACCAAGATGGCAACAGATTAGTTGTAGATATTTATTTTTATATTGTTGGTGTTACAGGTCCACAAGTTGTACAAACATTTTTACAGAGGGTAAGATAATAGATGTCTAATAAGTTAGTAGTGTCAGATTATGATTTTGACGCAATCAAAGTAAATTTAAAATCCTTTTTACAAGGTCAATCTCAATTTCAGGATTATGAATTTGAAGGTAGTTCAATTTCAATTCTTTTGGATATTTTATCCTACAATACACACTATCTTGCCTATTTGGCAAATATGTCCACTAACGAAGTTTATTTAGATAGTGCTGACATAAGAAATAATATTGTATCATTAGCAAAGATGATTGGTTATACACCGTCATCTCCAAGAGCGCCTATAGCTTCTTTAGATGTTACTCTAAACAATGCTACAGGTTCTAGTGTTACAATGGCAAAGGGAACAATTTTTACCACAACTGTAGAAAATATATCCTATCAATATGTAACCAATTCAGATTATACAATTACACCAGCAAGTGGTGTTTATAAATTTTCAAGTGTGCCTATTTACGAAGGTAGTTTGGTAACTTTTAAATATACAGTTGATATTACAGATGTTGACCAAAAATTTATTATACCAAGTCCAAGTGCTGATACATCAACTTTATTAGTTAAAGTTCAAAACAGTTCTACAGATACAACTACAGAAACTTACTCATTAGCAGGTGGTTATAATAATGTAACTGCCACATCA